GGATTGCTCTTGACGTATCATCCGTTAATATCAAACATTGTCGATTGGATAAGAACGGACGCTATGTAGAAGATATTGATTCCGGTTTGAATAATTGCCTTAATTTAGAGGCAAACAAAGATCAGACAGGCCGGGCTTTCATTCAGGATGTAGTATTATCGATGCTCGATGAGGGTTGCGTAGCATTGGTTCCAGTCGAAACCACCATCGACCCGAAAAGTTCGAATTCGTACCAGATTGATTCCATGCGAACCGGAAAGATTACGGAATGGTATCCAGATATGGTAAGGGTTCGTTTGTACAATGACCGAACCGGCGAAAAAGAAGAGATTTTACTCCCTAAAAACCAGGTGGCCATTATCGAAAATCCGCTATATGCAGTGGTCAACGAATACAACTCAACCATGCAGCGTCTTATAAGAAAACTCAGTTTATTGGATGTGACAGATGAACAAACGGCATCCGGAAAACTGGATTTGATTATACAGCTTCCGTATGTAATAAAGACGGAGGCCCGACGTGAGCAGGTTGAGCGAAGGCGAAAAGATATTATCGATCAGTTGGCTGGTTCTCAGTATGGCATTGTATATACGGATGGAACAGAGAAAATCACCCAGTTGAATCGTTCATTGGAAAACAATCTGCTCAAACAGGTCGAATACCTTACCAACATGGTTTATAGCCAGCTTGGCATTACCCAGTCAGTGCTCGATGGTACGGCTGATGAAAAAACAATGCTGAATTATATGAATCGCACAGTCGAGCCAATAATTTCGGCCATTGTTGATGAATTAAAACGAAAATTTCTCACAAAGACCGCTCGGTCGCAGTTACAGTCTATTGTCTATTTCAGAGATCCATTCCGACTGGTTCCAGTCAATGATATCGCAGAAATCGCTGATAAGTTTACACGTAACGAAATCATGACCTCCAATGAGATCCGTCAGATTGTTGGTATGCAACCATCTAAAGATCCGAAGGCTGATAAGTTAGTCAACAGCAACATCAGTCAAGCTAAGCAGGACATGTCTCAGACTTCTAGCGCTACCGAAGCATATGAAGAAGGAGGATACAGTCAAAATGGCTAAATGCGATTTCAGTGGTTATGCCACTAGGAACGATCTGCTCTGTGGCGATGGGCGAACGATTCGAAAAGATGCGTTTAAAGAGAACGACGGCTGCGAAGTCCCGCTTATCTGGAATCATGAACACAATGATCCAAATGCGGTACTTGGACACGCTGTTCTTGAAAATCGTGAAGATGGCGTATATGCCTACGGAGTGTTCAACGATACCGAACAGGGGCAGACCGCGAAGAAACTTGTCCAGAATGGCGATGTACGATCACTGTCTATTTGGGCAAATCAGTTAAAACATATCGGTAAAGATGTGATCCACGGAAACATCAGAGAACTCAGTCTTGTATTGGCTGGAGCTAATCCTGGTGCCTACGTGGATTTTATTATGGCGCACAGCGCAGACGGCGAAGAAGAGCTTGAAGCATCCTGGGATGAAAATATTATGCTCTATCATTCCGCTGATACTGAAAACAACCAGAAAGGAGATTCAAAAGTGGCAGAAGAAAAGAAAAATGAGGGAGCGAAAACTGGAGAAAAAACCGTTGAAGACATAATCGATTCCATGACTGAAGAACAGAAAACAGTTATGTACGCAATGGTAGGTCATGCTCTCGAAAAAAATGGAGTAGACGACTCTGATGACGATGATGAAGAAGAAGGAGGAAAAGTAGTGAAACATAATGTATTTGACAATAAAGATACAGACCAGGGCACTGTACTGAGTCATTCCGATGAGCAGAGAATCATCTCTATGGCTAAGCAGAGCAATGTCGGAACATTGAAACAGGCAATGGAGATTTTCGCAGAGGAAAACTCTGACACACTTGCTCATGGTGTATTCGATGATGAAGTGGAAGCTCTGTTCCCGGAATACGAACTGCTGAAGAAAGGTGAGCCGGATACGCTCGAAAGAGATCAGACATGGATTGATTCTGTAATGTCTAAAATCCATAAATCTCCGTACAGCAGAATCCGTACTCGCCAGGCTGATGCTCGTATTGCAGATCTGAAAGCTAAAGGATACCAGAAGAAAGGTAATTACAAAGAGGACATGGCTAAGATCAAACTTCTCAGCCGTACCACTGATCCTCAGACAGTGTACATCAAAGATCAGATGCACCGAGATGATGTAGTGGATATTACAGATTTCGATGTGGTTGCTTATCAGTGGAAGATGATGAGACACGTTCTGAATGAAGAGCTGGCTATGGCAGCGCTTGTCGGTGATGGCCGTGAAGATGGCGATCCAGACAAAATCCATGAAGATCATATTCGTTCCATCTGGCATGACGATGAGCTGTACTGCATCCATCAGGACGTTGACTTCGAAGCAGCAAAAGCCAAACTGCAGGGTACCAATACTGGAGCAAACTTCAGCGAGAACTACATCAAGGCAGAGGCTATGATCGAAGCTGCACTGTATTCCAGAGAAAAATTCAAAGGCACAGGTACGCCAGATCTGTACTGTACACCGCACCTGCTGAACGTAATGCTTCTGGCAAGAGACCTTAACGGTCGTCGTATTTACGATTCCAAAGCAGATCTTGCTGCAGCACTCAATGTGGCGTCTATCCAGACTGTTGAACAGTTTGAGGGTCTGGAGAGAACATCCAACAGTGGTAAGAAGAAACTGCTTGGTCTGTTTGTAAACCTGGCAGACTATCAGTTCGGTTCCACCAGAGGTGGTGAAGTTACCAAGTTCGAAGATTTCGACATGGACTTCAACCGCTACAAATACATGCTGGAGACAAGACTCTCCGGTGCGCTCACTCAGGTATATTCCGCTATCGCTCTTGAGGAGCCGGTAGCCTAAATCGCATAAGGAGGATAAGTCATGATCGAAAAAATTCGTCCAGTCGCTGACGATGTAAATGTCGCAGTGAGAAAAGTCTACGGAAAAGCAAACGATGCCTATGCATATTACGATTCTGCTTGTAAGAACAAAGTGACTTGCGCTGAGCTGCAGGATGCGTATATCAAAGGGCTTATGATCGATGTTGCCGGTACATTATATAAACCGGTCAGCTGTGCTGTTGCCGGAAATGTGGCGACTGTTACATATGTGACGACAGATTCTGCTACAGCCACAACAGCCAAACTTGCGACAGTTAAATCTGACAAATGATCAAGGAGTGATTCGATATGAGTAAATGGTTCGGCAAGATAGGATTCGCTCTTCCAGTAAGGGAGATTGAGCCTGGTGTATGGGATAACCCTGTTGAAGAGCATGAGTATTATGGCGACATGACGAGCAATCGCTGGAAACGTCAGAGCTCAGGTGAGATCAATGATAATCTCAATCTTGCGAATGTCCTGAGCATCTTGGCTGATCCATTTGCTTTCGAGAATCATTCTTATATAGCATATGTCGATATACTGGGAACGAAATGGAAAGTAACAGATGTTGAACTCCAGTATCCCAGGATGATCTTATCTATAGGAGGTATTTGGAATGGGAACTCGCCTGGAGCTACAGAATAAGTTGGAAGAACTGCTTGGTTCCAGGCATGTTTATTTCCAACCACCTGAATCAGTCAAAATGGAATACCCAGCGATTAAGTATTCTATGACAAGTATAAAAAAAGACAAAGCTGATAACACAGCTTACTTACTTACCAAAAAATACAGCGTGGTAGTGATCGATAAGAAACCTGATAATCAAGTTATCTCTAAATTGTTGATGATTCCATATTGTGCTTATGATACGTCATATAAATCCGAGAATCTCTACCACGATGTATTAACACTATATTTCTAAGGAGGAAGAAGAAATGTCCAAACTTGTATGGGATGAAGTCGGTAAAAGACTTTACGAAACCGGTGTTAGCAAGGGCGTTTTATATCCGCAGTCTAATGGCACATATCCGAAAGGTGTTGCCTGGAGCGGACTTACAGCAGTAAATGAGGCTCCGGAAGGCGCTGAGGCAAACCCTATGTATGCTGACAACATTAAGTATCTCAATATTCTGTCCGCAGAAGAGTTTAAAGCCACTATCGAAGCGTATACATATCCCGATGAATTTAAACCGTGCATTGGCGCAGAGGAGCTTGTCGAAGGAGTATCTCTTGGTCAGCAGGATCACGTTCCGTTTGGTTTCTCTTATCAGACAATCATCGGCAATGATACTGAAAACAATTCTCATGGTTATAAGATTCATGTTGTATACGGTTGCTTAGC